CTACTTTATAACGGAGATTAAGGTTAAGACCGGGACAGTTATAATCCCTCTTAACCAATAAGGTTGCCCAGTGCTGACCTATGTTTCTTCCAAACAGGCTTTCAACAACTACTTGTTGAAGGTCCAAAGGAAAGCGGTCAGTCCAAGAAGCTAGATCCAGGGATCAAGATTTACCCCTGAAATCTTTCACCTTCTCGCAACCCAGGCTATGGTTACGTAAGTAATCATTTTCTGTAAAATTCTCCTTGAGTATATATCTCACTATTTCTTCCAGAGGAGCTAGAGCGAGGTTTGTCCAATAATCGACCATTGCCACAACCCTATTCTTGTTTAAAGAATCGGGGACTTGGGTAATTCTACCAAGTAGAACCTCCTCGGAGACGAGGGGCGTTTGGGCCAATTGCTTCATGTAGGAGAGTAAGCTTTCTCCCCCAGTGTGGGAGAGATAGCACTCAAGAGCTGTACTTAGTGTTTTGTCTTGCATTATGGCCTGGGCCTCAGCTACCGCCGAACCCAGGGTTACTTCCCGGTTTGGCCCGGAGGTCATCCTCATTCGTGGAACATAATCGAATGGTGTAGTCTTCGGGTCGAAATCAGTTCGGAAGTTTCGACTGAACTTTTGTTTAACAAAAGATCGAAATTTCTCGACTAATGGCAAATAAACTTTATCACTGCTCTTACGATCAGCGATAATTGATATTATATCAAGTTCGGGTATTTCCTTGGATAACCGAGGTAGTGCAAGAATTGTGATTAGGGCTTGATAGGCTTTATGCCAGTCAACCCCTCTGCCAGCTATCACTTCTACCAAAGGTAAAAGTTTACTAAAAGCTGTTGGAATAGGGTATTTACCCAGGGATACAGGGATCGTTGACACAAAACTCAATGGTTCGGGATTCCTTCCTTCTGCCAAAAGTGTAATAAATTGAACTTTATCTTTGAACTTTTTAGAACCTTGGGTTACCCCGTGGTGTTTAATCAAGTGTAGATAGTGATCTTGTATTTGTTGTAAACACTCTGTATAAAATTCAAAGTGTTTGTCTTCTTTTACAAATAAAACGGGTTTGTATATAGACTGTAAGACAAAGCAGAATGTTCTTCCGAAATCAGTGTCCCCCAAATTGGGGAACCATTCATTGGTTTTCTTATTCTGCCCTTTAGTACTGGTCTTTTGCTTTAATTCTAACTTCTTTAGTTTGAGTTTTAGCTCCCTATTAGTTCTAAGAAGACTCTCTATTTTCTTTTCCTCTTGTGAGGAAGACTTTTGAGGTAAACTCAAACTCTTAATGTTTTTAGTTTTATTTAAAAGCATTTGGGTAACTTTGGGGAGAAGTTCCCGCTTTCCACCGAAAGTATATACTTTCGATGGGAGAGGTTCATCTTCCCACTTACAGAGGTTCGTCGGTTGCGGAACGCCCGATATGATCTACCGGAGGATCCCATTTTGGTTACGTATGTCTCCGAAAGGGAACCATTTGTTCCGGCCACGACTAGCCTTACCAGCAGTCACGGCTCGCCTTATGCG